CCGAATTCCTGGCGGCCTGTTCCCATAATGACGCCGGGGAGGGTCGCCCTATGCATCTATGCAGGGTCGAGAAAACAATCCCTTACCTCGATCTGCCTTTACTTAAGGAGGCGCATCGCCTGGGCATCGGCCTAAAGGATACCGCGGATATGTTCGGCTGGACCGTCGAAAAGGTCGCAAGCTATGGAATCCCTTTCCGTAAGACGTCGATAGCGCCCAGGACGACCGGGACCCGGCCTTACAACCTATTCCCCCCCGAAAATGAGTAAAACAATACGATTCGTCGCAGCTGGCGACGTCCACGGGGACCACGCGGACCCGGAGGCCCTAGAAGCTTTATACGCATTTTGCGACGATTACCTCCGTCCTGGGGATATTCGTATCTGCCTGGGCGACGTATTCGATTTCCGATCCTTACGTCGAGGGGTCGGGTCTGCCGATGCCGAATCCGCGGAATCCCTTAAGGCCGATATCGAGGCCGGAATGGATTTCCTGCGCCGGTTCCTGCGCCCTGGTTCGGTTTACCTTTGGGGTAACCACGAACATAGGTTGGACCATATGATTGCGACGTCGGGTTCGGCGATCTACCGCGATTATTGCCAGGATATTAAGGACGCAATCAACCGGACGGCCCGCAAAGCTGGCGCCAAAACAATCCTGCCTTACCACGCAGAAAAGGGCGTTTTCCGTCTCGGCCCGGTCGCATTCGTCCACGGTTACGCCCACGGGGTTAACGCGGTCCACGACCAGGCAAAGCATTATTCGGACCGAGGCGGCGCTATGGTCTGCGGTCATATCCACCGCCTGGAGCAAGTTAATACCCAGAAACACGGGGGCGGCGCCGGATTTTCTGCGGGTTGCCTATGTCAAAAAGACGTAATGGCGTACGCTGCTGGGCGCCTAGGGACCAGCCGGTGGGGGTCGGGCTTTGCCGCGGGGTGGATTGACGGGGATCAATACAAGGTTTGGCTAATCCATAAAATCAGCTCCAACCCGGCGAAATGGATTTGGCAGACGGACCTTAAGGTATGGACGCCTAAAAAACCCTCGATCCGCAACAAATAACCTCGATCTTATGGACCCTTTTAACCCTCCCTCACTAAAAACCAAATGGAACGTCCTCAACCTTGGGGCCGGAGTCCAATCCTCAACCCTGGCGCTAATGGCCGCCCGCGGGGAAATCGGCCCGATGCCGGATTTTGCGGTTTTCGCCGATACCCAGGCCGAACCGACGAACGTATATAATTGGCTGGATTGGCTGGAAAAACAGCTCCCGTTTCCCGTTATCCGCGTTACCAAGGGCGATCTTACCGAGGAGTCCCTTAAGGTCCGTATTAAGGAGAAAAGCAAATACGGCGACGGTATCCCCTACTTAAAGCGAATTATTCCCGTTTTTGGTATCTCTAACCACGGCGAACGGGTCGCGGCGATTGGCCGAGCTTGCACGATGGATTATAAGGTCGGACCAATTATCCGGGAGATTAAGAAACGCTGCGGGATCGCCAGATCGCAAAAGGAGATCACCGTTACCCAATGGATTGGGATTTCGTACGACGAAATGCAACGTATGAAACAACCCTCTAACGCCTGGACGCAGCACCGTTGGCCTTTGGTCGAAAGGAAAATGCGCCGATCCGATTGTATGGCCTGGATGAAAGCGAACGGATACCCGGAGCCGCCCCGGTCCGCGTGCTATTACTGTCCTTTTCATTCCGACCAGGAATGGCGTCGATTGCGTAACGACGACCCCGTCCATTTCCGAAAGGCCGTTGAATTCGATAAGGAGCTGCGCCAAAGGTGGGACGCCAACCGCGGGGGTATGCGATTCCAGGTTTACCTGCATACCTCCTGCAAACCCCTCGACCAAGTCAATTTCGATAGCGCCGAGGATAAGGGCCAACTTAATTTCGATTTCCAGGCCGAATGCGAGGGAATGTGCGGAATATGACCAACCTCGAAAAATCCGGCTTAAAGCTGGCCCGAATGATCGTCGAAAAGGCCCAATTCTGGCGAGATTGGTTCGAGGGATCGGATTGTCCTAAAGACGAGATCGAGGACCTTGCTCATAAGATCGTCCGAGAATATGACAAAAAACACCAGAATAACAAAGGCGATTAACGGCCTAATCGAGGCCGTACGCCGCCCGACCGGCGGGACAACCGACCCGATCCCCAAGGGTTGGCTAACTATACCCGATATCCAAAAACATTATGGTTTCCGTTGGCGCCATTCGGCCTCGACGCGGGCTTTGGCGATGTTTACCCGCGGCCTCCTGGACCGAAAGCTCGTCCGGCAATTCTCGGGGGTAATGTGCTGCCGATCCTATATTTACCGAATCCTGCCTCCCTCCAAATCCCTGGCCGATGCCGATAAGCTATTCCTGGCCGCCGGTACCGAGAAGATTCCCAAGGGTTGGGCGACCGCAAAGGATATCGCATTGGCCCTTAACGTCTCGACGCAAGCCGTTTGGCAAATGGCGAACCGCCATAAGGTACCCTCCAGGTTTTACCGCGTCCGTCGCGGCCTGTCCGGAGTCTGCGCCTCTCGTCATTTTCAAATTGAGACGATGCGACGCCTCCACCTTAAACGATAACCAAGGCCGCCGCCCGACGGCCTAATCCAATCAACCTATGCCTAATCTTATCGCATCGCCCGATGCGGAACGGTTCCTAATCGGCGCCGTCCTCCGCGACGGGTTGCCTTTCCCCAAGGGGTTAATCCCTTCCGATTTTACCGAACCACGCCACCAGGAGATCGTCGCAAGTATCCTCTCCCTAGAGTCGGAAACGATCACCGCGGACGAGCTAACCGTATCTATGCGGTTGCGGGATATGAAAGCGATAACCGACGCCCATTACGTCTCGGATACCGCGTCCTGCGTCGGCGCTACCCCCTATAACCCCGCCTGGGCAGACGAGGTCCGACGCCTAGCAACCCTCCGGCATATCCGGGTAACCGCCCAAAAGGCCGCCGAGATTGCCGCAGACCCCGCAGCAGACCCGGAAGCGATCCTCGCCTTTACTGAGGGCCAATTCAAGGCCGCCAACCGCCAGGACGCCCCCAAATCTCCCGCGGTCCCGATGCCTATCGACGACCTCTTGGCGTTCGACCGCAAAAACGACCCCAATTCGGTAATCGGTAACCGTTGGCTATGTAAAGGCGGCTCCCTCCTCCTTGTTTCCCAATCTGGCGTCGGCAAATCCAGCTTTACCCTTCAGTTAATGATTACCCTGGCGACTAAGCGCCAAGGCGGGTTTTTCGGGATCGAGGCAAAACGCCCTTTACGGGTCGTTTTTCTGCAAAACGAGAATGATTTTGGGGACGTCGGGGAGGCCCTAATCGACATTACCGAGGGGTTAATGCTCCACCCTCCAGAAATCCAGACCCTCCGCGATAATCTGCATATATACCGCCTTAAGGGAGTAACCGGCCCCGATTTCCTCGACGAAATGCGGCGCTTAGTAAAGCTCCACGCCGCGGACGTCGTGGTTTGCGACCCCCTTATGGCGTTTGCCGGTATCCAGGTAACCGATCAACAGGAGGTTACCAATTTCTTTCGGCAAGGCGTCGATACCATCCTTTCCGAATCTGGGGCCGTCCTCGTCGCCGTCCACCATACGACCAAACCCAGGTCGGCCAAGGATACCGCAGGACAAACCTCCGCGGACCTCGCATATAGCGGGGGCGGCCATTCCGAGATCGTAAATTATGTAAGAGAGGTCGCCGTCCTCCAACGCTGCCCAGGGGAGGAACCGATCTTTAAGTTTTCCCTTACCAAGCGCCGCAACCGTTCGGGTATGCGGGACGACCTAGGCGATTACGCCGGGGATATCTACGTCCGCCATTCCCCAACCCGCGGCGTTATCCGTTGGGAAAGGTCCGGCCCGCCCGACGATCCCAACGCCAAGGGCGATTCTAAGCCCGCCAAGGGGTCGCCACGGGCTTTCGAGAGGTAAACCCTTCCGTCGCCCCAGACACCCCCTCCAGACCCCCTTTCCCTTGCGGTATATTTCCAGGCATACTTCCGTAATATCCCCTAAAGGGGATATAGAAATCTCCCA